GGAAACTGCATTCAGCACCGCCCCCAGCGTCGCGTCCTTCAGGTCATCCATACTCCCCGCCAGTTCCGCCCTCGTCACCCCACTGGAAAAGCTCTGATTGATCGTCACTGCCCCCAGCGTCCCGCCTGCCGCAGCCGTATTCATCCGGGGCGTCTTCATCCCACCCCCGCCAAAGAATGACGGAGCCTGCCCATTCATCGACGGCGCAGTGAACGATCCATCAAACGATCCGATCTTCATTCCGCCACCGATCCCGGCTTGCCTCGCCGCGCTCTTCGCCGCGCTCTCGGCCCGGTTGGCAGATACCCGTGCCGCCTCTCTCGCTTGGCTAGCCTCGCGGGATGCCGTGCTCTTAGCCATCGCCGCCTCGGCCGGGGATAGCGGCGCATTGCTCGTCCTCATGCTGTCGATCGTCCCCTGAGCTTCCGCAGCTAATTGCTCTTTGCTTTTTCTAGAGCCAAGGCTCTGCAGCATATCATTCGTCTTCTTCCACCAGTCTGATGCATTCACGTATTGCACGTTGTTCATCAAATTACTGACCGCCAGGAAATTTGAGATCATCATCGCGACCCATTCCACCGTCAGCTCTTTCAGTCCCTTTGTGGTGGCCGTGTATTGCTCCACCACCTCATCCAGCGACGCCTGGACCTTCTCCGGCATTACCTTCCATATGGCATCAAAGGATTGGCTGAAGTCACCGTTTGCCGCTCTATTGGCCGCCATCTGCGCTTCGTAGGCCCGCGTCATTTCCTTGGTAGTGTCCACGTATCCATCCGCCACCTCTTTGTCCAGCTCCTTCTTTTCACGCGCCGCATTCAGGGCTTCCAGCCGCGCCGCCTGAGACGCCAGCCTTTGCTTCTCGTATCTTTCCCGGACCACATCTCCTGCGTTTTTTTCCAAACTTACGTGCTTCATCAGAGCAGCATCCAGATCCTCCATCGAATTTTTGTAATCCGTTAATGGATTAAGCGTAAAGGGATTATCCTTAGCTGCCTCATTCCAGTCTTTCCAAACTCGCGCAAACTGGCTGACTGCCTGCACCGCCTCGGCAGCAGTAGCTACCGTTTCAACAAAATAAATTGGCCAATTCCTGATAATTTCACCCACCGCATTGGACTCATCCGCCAATTCCTTCACGGTATTAACCATGTCGATTAAGACAGGAGCAATCGCCACCGCGAGCTGGTCCTTGATGAACCCCCATCCCGTTTGCAGTTTTTCAATATTCTCCTGGGCCATCGTGGCCATGGATCGTTGGGCATCCGTCAGGTGCCCGCCAAGCTTTTCTGTGGCAGCACTCATGCCTTCGATCCCCTCCTTGCCCATGTTGATCACGTTCAAAATCTCAACCCCGCCCTTCCCGAAGAAGGACTTCGTCAGGTCGATCTTGTCCCCTGTGTTCTGGATTTCAGACAGCTTTTGAGCAATTTCCGCGAATTGCTTTTCCGGCGCGAGGTCTCGCAGGTTTTGGGCACTTAGTCCCAGTCTTAGCAGCGCCTCGTCAGCGCTACCGCTGGCCAGATTAGCCTGCATCTTGGCCAAAGCCGACACCATCCCCTCAAAACTTCCGCCAGTCATCTCAGCGGCAAATTTTAAATCTTGCAGCGCATTATAGGCAATCCCGATCTTACTGGCGGCCTCGTCGAGGGCATCGATCCGGTCCAGTCCTTCAAAGGCCAGCCCGACCACCTTTTTCACTCCTGCCATTGCCGCCCCAAGGCCCGCCACCACACTCACGCCAATAGCCGTGCCGAGCGCGATTGCACCCACGCTCGTAGACTGCTGCGCTCCCCGTAGCCCGCTGTTGATGTCAGAAGACAGCTTGTCCGCCGTCGCCCGGAGTTGGATGGAGAGGTCTGCAATGGATTCAGCCATAATTTAAGTGCGGACTTTCCGCTTTCTGATTTTAGCCGCCGTCTTCTCGATGGCCGGCCCTAGTTCTGATTTGTATTTGTCCAGCGTCGTCGTCTTCGTGGATGCGTAGGCCGTCCGCATAAATGGCCTTGGTGGATTGCCGGGATTCACGATCTCCCCCTTCCGTCCATAGCCGCCTCGGGATGCCGTCCCGTATTCCACCAGGTGGGCATACTTGGCAGGCCGCACCGTCGTTATGTTCCCGTTCCCAAATCGATCCACCTGTCCCGTCACATTATTGGATGGCCCCACATAGGCCGTCACCATCTGCTTGCGCGTATTGGTCACCACCTTCTGTTTGATGCTCTTCTTCAGCAGTCCGGTCGCCCCGGTTGGCGCACCACGCTTTACTGCTGCAGTCATGATCCGCGCCGCCTTAGTCAGAGAGTCACGCATCGCCCCACGCCCTATCTTGTCGGACAGCTCCTTTACTGCCGCCTCCGCTTCTCTCGCGCCTGTCACTCTGGTGTTGAATTTCATGAGTTGATCTGTGTCAGGACATTCATCGCCAGTTCCACCTTCTTTGCCACCACCTCCGGCGGCACTTCGGTTACAGGTTCAGGTTCAGGCTTTTGGATTTGCGGCAGGAAGTCGTCAGGGGTGAATGGCTCAGGATGGGATTTAGGATCGCGGTGGCAGTTGTAGAGACAGGCGCAGACCATCGCCGCGTTATAGCTGGCAGCTCTCGCCTTATCCCGCCATTCGCCGATGGCCTCACCCACGATCCCGTCCACCTCCGCCGGCGTAAGCCCCCAAAAAAGATCGCCAGAGAGGGACGCGACCCGGTGAGCACGGGCCACACTCCCGGCCCAGTAGGCCGCAGACTGTCCCTCTCTGGCAGATTGGTTATCATTCGCTTTTGCCCGTGTCAGCGGCCTTCGCGGTCGCCTCCCGGATAGAGGCTGGCACCAGGTCCCGGCGGATCGCCTCCGTCAGCAGCTCGATGTGCTCCCCCGGCGTCAGGTCATCGCAGGCATCCGCCACCTTCGCAGCGTCCGCATCCGGCATCCCGCCGATCGTGATCTTCTTCCGGCTCTCGGAATCAGTGATGGCATCGCCTGACAGTTTCATCAGGTCTATGCCGTGGCACTCAAAAAGCTGCCGGACGGCGCGGGTGGTGAATCGTGGTTTTAATTCCATGTGTGGTGGATTTAGGTGTGTGGTTTTAGGGAATCAGGATCAGACAAACTTGGTGTAAACAGGCTTCCCGCTCACCTTGATCGTCACCGGAGCCATGATCCCGGACTTCACCGGAAAGCTCATCCCGATCTTCGTAAAGATACCAGCAAAGGCGATGTAGCCACCAGCCGCGGTGCTCGCCCAGCCCGGCATCTTCAGGTAAAAGTTGTGCTTCTGCCGGCCGACCACATCGTTATAGATCGTCTCATGAGCCGCCAGATTTGGGTCGAATACCAGATCGAACGAGACATCGCCACTGTCAGCGATCCCCGCGAGGAACTCCGCAAAGAAGTCCGCGCTGTCATGAGTGGTAACATCGATCGTTTCCACCGAAATCTCCGGCCCGGAGATGTCGCCCACATTAGCCATATCCGTATAGCTCCCGGTTTGGAGCCGTTGGATCGCCAGTTTAGTCCCGTATGCTGCTTTTTTAGCCATAGTGTTATATTAGTTATTTGGTTGGAGAATCGAAAATGGATCAGACGCGGGTATAGACGGGTGCCCCGCTGATTTTGACGCTCACCGGAGCCTTCAGGGCATCGCCCACCGGGGCCAGAATCCCCACCTTGGTGACGAGGCCGGTGAAGTTGAACCTCGTCGCCGTGTTGCTGGTAATGCCCAGCATCGATACCCCAGCGATTGAGAAAGTCTGCAGCGTGCTAATGCTGGACGGCACCTCGATCCTCAAAAGCAGGCTCGTTGATACCGCATCCCATCGCACATACTGCGTCCCACCTTCGGATGGGTTTACCGTCCCCACCACGGCCCCGCCATGCAGCACGTTGACGCTTGCGGTGCCTTGTGTGGTCCCGGTGAATGTAATGGCCACCACATAGCTCTCAGCGATCAGTGGGGCCACCGTCAGCGTAGCCTCGATGTAGTCACCCGCCACCGGATCGGCTGCGGTGTAGTATGCCACCCCGCCGCCTATCGTAAAGTTTCCATTCCTCACCCACCCGACCACCGACCCTGAAAAACTTGTGGTGGGGATTAATTGCGTCGAGTCAGCTGGCAGACGGATCACGAAAGCCGCAGCCCGCCGCTCGTCCACCATCGCCACCAGCCGGGAGTGCCCGTTATCATTCGGGTCGAAAAACAGCTCAAAGGTCACATCCCCCGCCTCGGCGATGCCGGCCAGCGACTCAGAGAACCCATCCGGGCTATCATGCGCCGTCACATCCACCACCGCCACGGATACCTCAGGCCCGGAGATGTCCCCCAGATGCTTCACCCGGATGATCGATGAATCCGCAGGGTCAGTGATTTGAATGCGGGTATTGTATGCTGCTTTTTTGGCCATGGTTTGAAAATATTATTGTGTTATGCGTCCCGCCACATCAGGCGGTAATCCACCGACAGCCGGTGCGCCTCCGTCACCCCGTCCCCTGTCTGGTAGTCCATCGCCTGGGCAAATCCGCCAGACTCCCGGAAGGCCGCCTGGATGTCAGCCACCCCCGCCGCAGGCTTCGCCCCATTCAGCGCCTCACTAATGGCGTCCGCCACCGCCCGGCACCCAGACAAAGTGCGCCCCTCCACGTCAAATTGCACGATGCTATCCTCAATCCCCGGATCGCTCGTCGTCGCGCTGTCATGCGTATGCTCCGGCGTGCTCGTTATCTCATGCCAGATCACCCTCGGCAGAGCGCTTCCTTGTGCCGCCCTGCCACTATACAGTCTGCAGGCTGTCCCCGCCCCGATTAGCGCCGTCAGAGCACCATGGGCCTTCAGCGCCACCATCAGTGACGTTGCCATTTTAGCGCTGTGATTGACGGCAGGCATGACGTTATTCTGTAGGCTCCACCGGCACCAAAGCCGCAGCCTCCTTGGCCGCCTGATAAGCAATCAAATCCGGCAAGCACAAAGCCACCGCAGCAAAAGCATCCGCAGCGGAAGGAATCAAATTCACGGCCTCCCAAAACGGAAGCCTCACCTCCCGCCGATCCGAAAGAAGCCGATCTCCAGTAGCTTGGTCAAACGGAACGTATTCAACGTAAATCGAATCCTGCTCACCCATAGACCGCGCACTGATGGCAAGATCCATGATGTAGATTTCGTTGTAAACTTTCGCGGGAACCTCAGGACGTTCTGCCGGAGTATCAAGTGGGATGGTAATAGTGGCCATGGGTATTAGGTGGTGGGTTGTGATTCAGCCTTGGCCTTGTCGGCTTCGGCTTGGTCGATCTGAGTCAGAATGGCGATTGCGCCTTTGAGTTGGGTTTCCTCGGATTCCAACTGTTTCAATCTCTCCCGCAGATCATGCTGCTCGGCGAGGTTGGCGTTGCGGGAGGTGACTAGGTTTTGTTTGTAGGTTGGGGTCATGTGTGGATTGTTATTAGCCGACGTTCCACGCGGAGCCGGTGCTGTAGACTGGGACTGTCACCGCACCGCCCCCAGTTACTGCGCTCCCGAATACCGGAGTCAGCGCATCGTTGACAAACGAGCGGGCACCCGCGCCAGCAGTTGATGCGGAAGGGAGTGCAGATACGGCAACGGCAGGCACCTTGATCCAAGACGTTGATCCTGCTGCGGCTCCGGTGAACTTAATGCCTGCGCCATCTCGGGCGATTGCGGGGAAGGCGTCTGTGGTGCCTCCTAGTTGGAAACGGTCAAAGCCATCAGCCGCTCCATTTGTCCATTTAAATACCCCTGTTGTTATCGATGAAATTCCCCCAAAAGCACCAATATAATATCCACCGCCGCCGCCGCTTGCCGCAATTACATAGCCACCCACATAAACATTCCTCGGCCTATTCGCCCCACTCGCGCCGATGTCGTAGAGGTTGTCTGTCTGTGCCAAGAAATTTCCTGCCGAATTAATTAACCATTTAGCACTTCCAGCAGTCTGAAAGAAAATTGATCTTGTTGTTCCTCCAGCCGCTAAAGTAAGGTGAGAACTTGCAGCATTTGTTCCAAATCCTTCAGTTGCTATTGTGGCCTGCCCCCCTGCGTGGAAAAACGAAAGCCTGTCGTAATTAGCTCCTGCTGTATCGTAGGTGTTATAAACCCGAAACGCCTGCGCGGCGGTCCCGTTCCGCTGGGCTAGGATTCCGGCGGCTCCGTCACGGACTAGGATGGTGTCCCTCGCGCCACTACTTGCATTCGTTGTTGTGGAAAAGGAAAATTCACCGTTGGAGCCTACAGTTACTGCACCAGTGTTGTTCGCTAGCGATACCGTGCTGCCGCCAATACCGCCGCCAATGCTACCGCCCGCGAAAACTCCACCAGGAAATGACGCTCCGGCGCTATTGCACTGAATTAGACCAGTTTTACTCACACTAAACACACTAACCAGACCCACCTGCAAGTCCATCAGCTTTGACGCAGCGTTGCTTGCCGTGTCCGTGACGTTTAGCTTGATCGCAGTCGGAGTCCCTGTTGTGCTTAACCAAGTCGTCGCCAGATCAACCAGACTCGTCGCCTGCGTCCCGGTCAGTGATTGGCCGGTCAGGGATTGCGCCAGGAACGTCGGCGCGTCCGTTTGGCCTAGGCCGATGGCGGATCTGATCGCAGCGTTGTTGGCTGCACGCATCATTGTGTCTACATTTCCAGATACTGTTACGTCAGGCATAAAATTATGGGATCAGGTAAAGGGAGAATCCGTCTGGACGGTAGAAGTTGGTGCCGTCAGACTGGATGTAAGTGGAGGAGGAAGGCGGGGGCGGAGGACTTCCACCCGCTATCCTATTCACTGCCCCCGATAGAATATCGACAATCACAGCGACCAGAACCGGCTGGATGATGGAAGACTCGGCTGGCATTATGGAGTGACGGTTACCTCAAAATTAACAGAAGTGCTGGCCGTGCCGCCGATCAGCTCACCTTTGATCTTGGTCCCTGGCATGGCGGAAATGGCCCTCGCGGTGGCAGTGTCCCAAGTGGTCAGCGGGGCAAAGACCGTATCAGCGCCGGCCAATGCATAGAAGATGTTAAGCGAGGCCCCAGCAAAGACGCCAGAGCAGGCAATCTTGCCGGGCTTGGCATCAGTCACAGTGACGGTGGCAGTTCGGGAAGCGGTGGTGAGAGTGTCCATGGATTAGGCTTTGCGGCGGGCGGTGATTTGGATGGTGTCAGGTCGCCCCTCCGGCATCGGCAGGGCGGAAAGAATATCGTAGTTGATGCCATCCCGTTGGATGCGGCATCCGGCAGAGAAGCTGGCCAGCGTGGATTGGTAGCGCACCGTGAAGCGGTATTCCTGCACCGGAGTGCGTTCGTTCCCGTTGGTCGTCTCGGTGGCGCTGATGGTTTCGATCTTGGCCCACACCGTCGCAGTGGTCGCCCATGTCTGCGTGGTGCTGCCTTGGTCGTCCACCGCATCAGTGGGCGTCTGCAGCGCGATCCTCGTATCAAAGCGGCCGATGTGCGTAATCATTTCACCGCCCCCTCCCAAGGCACCCGGAAAGAATCGATCAGCCAGTCGAGGGATTTCGGAATCTCCGTGATCGTAGCCCCAGAAATCACCATCTCCCGCCGCTCAAAAAGATGGGCAGTCAGCAGCAGAATAGCGTGCCTCAGCGGCCCCGGAACGTCAGTAGCCAGTGAACCATACCCGGCCCAGTAACTCGCCCGCCAGACCGCATCCTGTGGGCTGCGCGGGGTATCGATGTTGCTCGGGTAGGAGGTCAGCCAGAGCAGCGCAGGCTCTCTGGCGGGCTGCTGAGCAGTGTTGGCCCATGCCGTCCAAGTGCCAGCATCATTCCTGTATTCCAGCAGGAAGGTCTCTGCTGCCATCAGTCTGGCGCGGGGTAGTTCCACGGTCACTCCCTCGGCGAAATCGCCCGTGATATAGGCAATCCACTTTTGCCTGACGAAAGCCCTTCGGCATTCATTCTCGATCCGATCCCGCGCCGCCGTGATGCAAAGCCCGATCAGCGAATCCTCATCGCTGCCATCCACCCGCAGATGCTCCTTCGCTTGGGCCAAGGTAATCGGCTCAATCGCAGGCGCAGTGACAAGCTGGGAGATGGCAGCAGAAGGAATCATTTTTTCGTAGGCTTGGCCGCTTTGGCAGGCTCATCAGTAGGCACCTCAGCAGGCTCATCAGTAGGCACCTCAGCAGGCTCATCAGTAGGCACCTCAGCAGGCTCAGCGTAGTCCTCCGGCACCACCCGGCCCCGGTTTGCCAGCATCAGCTCCACGGCCTGGTCATCGGTTACGGTCACCACAGTCCCCTCGGCAGTATGCTGGCCGGAGATCAGGCAGTCAGAGTTTATCAGGAATTTCATAACAAAAAAGAAGAAGCGCCGGGGCGGCGACGTATCCCCGCCCCGGCTTTATCATATGGCACCAACAAAATCAGGCAGTCAGCGCATCGAGCATCGCGGCGAAGGAGCCAGCCCGGAGCACCGCGTTATCACCAAAGGCGGCCGCAGTGATGCGGACCAGTCCGGTGGTGTCGAGGCTGTAGGGATTGACCTGAACGTCAAGGCCACCCCACTGAGCGATAACCAAGTCAGCAAAGTTGCCGAAGATGATCGCAGAGCAAACCCCGGAGGAGCTGCCCTTGGTCAGGGTGGAAGAGACACAGTTGGAGACCCCGGTCACGTAGCCGTTGAGCGGGAGTTCAGGAGTGGTGCGGCTCCAGATTTTCTCGGCATTGGTGCTGGCCTCGATGCTGATCTTCTTCAGGGAGCCGCGCACCTTGGAGTTGGTCAGGTAAGCCAGGTTTCCGGTAGCCGCATCAGCGTTGGCCAGTGCGGTTTCGAGGTCCACGATGTTCGCCCAGGTTGGAGCCAGACCATTGGTGCCACCAGCCACAGAGCCGATGCCGGCCGTGGCCACGATCCCGGTAGGCTGACTGCCAGAGCCAGTGCCGTGGATGACAGCCTTTTCCCAGATGATGGCGATCTCCTGCAGCAGGTTATTGCGAACCCATGCCTCAATGCTCGGATCGGTCTGGAGGAGCAGTTGCTTGGAAAGCTCCACATGGGCAGGGATGCGCTTAGGCGAGAGGGTGATCAGGCTGCTGGTTGGGGTGATCTCGGTGGATGCACCATTCTCAGCGGCAAACGCTGGCTTGGTGCTATCCCGTCCCATTTTCGGGAAGGGAATATTGCCCTGTAAGCCGCTAAGGAACTGAGCGCCCAAGGTGCGGGTCACCATCGCCTCGTAAAACGGATCAACGATCCCGCGCAAAGGCTCACGAGTCAGGGTTTCCAGACCAGTGCCAGTGCCGCCAGCGGTCAGGTCGTTACGGAAACGATTGGCGAACATGGTGGCAAGCACGGCGCGGGGAACATGGCTCCCTTGGCTGGCCAGCTGCACTGCGTCCTTGGCACCCTGCTGCACCATCTCAGCCTCAGCACCGGAGAGCTTGCCGCCAGCCAGCTGACCCACGATCAAGCGGCGGAAGGAAAAGCGCTCCGCGTCAGAGGCATCTTGATTGGAAAGGCCAGAGGCATCAAGGATCACCTTGCGCTTCTCGCTGTCAGGCACGCTATCAAGGTAGGCACCAAGCTGGCTCTGGGTCTCAAGGGCTTTGGCGGTAGCCTTGAGGCCATCCACCATCCCATGGTATTCTTTGACCTTGGCCAGGTCAGACTCGCTCAGGCCATCTTTGGCTCCGGCCAGGATTTTGTCGGCATCAGCGGCCACGGCCTTGATCTTGGCATGGACGGCATCCAGCGGGCTGGCATCCATGGTCAGGAAGGTGAGGGAGAATGCCAAGACTGGCAGGACGATCAACGGTTTTTTATTCATGTTATTAGGTGTTTGTTGTTATCAGTTTGCGGCGTGTGCGGTGACTGTCGGACGGCCCATCTGAGCCACCAGCAGCCGGGCGGCTGCCAGACGCGCCACGGATTGGTTGTCTGGGGTCTCCGGGTCTTTCGGCTCCGGCTTCCCCTTCAAAGTTTCAGATTCGTCAGCGAATCCACGTTCCACGGATTCCGCTGCGGTCATGTAAGTCTCAGCATCCAGCCATCCCTTCAGGTCTTCCGGCGTCTGCCTGGTCCTGGCCTCGTAAGTATCTACGATGAGCTTGTCGATGCTGTCGAGAGTCGCGGCGGTGCTCAGGTGGTCAGCGGCATTCCCCATCGTAATGGTCGAGGCCCGATGAATCATCATCATCGCATTCCCCCCGATCACGATCTCATCTCCAGCCATCGCAATCACCGAAGCAATCGATGCCGCCAGTGCATCAATCCTGACCGTGATCTTACGGCCATCCTGCTCCCGCTGCCATGCGACCAAGGCATTGTAGATGCCGACGCCCTCAAAGACATCACCACCCGGAGAGTTGATCCGCACCGTGATCGCAGAATTACTTGGCTCCAATCCAGCCAGCCAGTCGGTTACGGATTGATGAGTGATCCCGCCGCCGGTAAAGTAGTCAGCGCCGATCCGGTCATAAATCAGAAGCTCATGGGAAAGGGCCTGCGGTTTCTGAATCTTGGCAGCATTTTCCCACACCGTCTTCAGCCGCGCCGGGCCTTCGGTGCGGGTGCTGTCAGTCAGATTAGTGATCTCGTTGCGCTTCTGTTTCATACTGCCGTTTCCATTCTTGCCGGTGCGGCGGCGGTTGCTAAGATGTCTGCCATGTTGAGCTGGCGAACGTGCGTGTCGCCGCCCTCGATCGGGTCGAGGTCTTCATAGCCCCGCACCTCATTGATGCTGTAGATGCCGTTTTGCAGGCCCGTGCTGTAGGCAGAGAATCTGGCAGCAGCATCGCCGCGCAGCAGGCCGTTGAGATTGTGTTTCCAGTAGTGGTTATCCAGCTCCCCCGGCAGTAGTAGAGCACCCGCGAAAGCCTCCTCCCACCGCTTGCACCAAGGCAGGAACAAGTCCTGCACCGCCTGAATCTGCTGCTGCTCGATGTTGCTAAAGGTCGCGTTGTCCAGAATGCCCACCTTATGCGGAGGCACCCCGAACACTTGGCAGATTTGCTGGTGCGTCCGCTTGGCGATCTCGTCGAACTGGCTGCTATCATTCGCCGTCCGGGTCATCTCCATCTTGCCGCCACCTTCCAGCACCATCGTGCGAAAGAAGTTATCCACCCCCTGATAAGCAGAGTTAAGCTGATCCTTCAGTGCATTCCGCTGCTGCTCCGTCAGGTTGACGCCAGGGGCGGCGGTATAGACCATCCCCGGCCGCGATCCGTTGGAGAAAAACCGGCTGGCATTCTCTTCCAGTGCCTGCGCCAATCCAATCAGATTGGCAGAAAGACTGATCGGCCCCTGACCCTTCAATCCATCCGGCGACATCCCGCGTAGGTGCAGCATCTTATCAAAGCCAATCACCTTGCTGCCGCTATCACTGGTGACGGTGTAGCGCGGGAAATTCCCCACCATATCCATCGACACATTCCTCGTCCGCAGCGGGTAAATCTCCGCGATCCGGCCCGACCGATCGAAGACCAGCTGGGCATAAGCGTTATGATGCAGCGCCTGATTGAAGGCCAGCGCATACCGCACATCACTGCTCACCATGATCGGGTTCGGCCGCGTCCGCATCACCCGCCGGGCAGGATGCCCCACGGCCGGCGTCCGGCTGTCCCCATTCTGCACATACAGTTCCAGCGGCAGCGTGCTGACGATCTGGGCTATGTAGTGGACGCAGGCATAGACCGTCGAGACCCCCAGCGCCGTCAGCTCATTCACCTTCGCCCCCAGCGGCCCCGTGCTGCCCATCAGAGCCGCCAGAAATTCACTCCCCGGATTCGTCAGCGGGCTTTCATTCCTGATCGGCGCAAAGCGGGGGCGTATCCCAGTCTGGGAAACGCCTGCCTCACGCAGAGTCATGAATGTTCGGTCGCTCATTGATTCAGTTTCTGGTCGATCCGGTCGAGTATCT